AAGTAATGCGTCCGCGCCACGGGTAGGGCGCCTGGCTTGTTTCCCCGTAGGGATCGGGCAACGTATTTCCCGCAGGCACATCCATCAGGATGAACGGTGTCAGCGTGACGGCAAGCCCGCGCTGTTTCAGATCCCGGATGGCAGCGATGACGCTATCGTCGGACGGCGTGCCGCCATACGCGGGGCGGCCCAGCCGTCTACTTACGAGATGCGCCGATTCACGCCCGACCCCGCCACCTCTCCAGGTCTGCGGCTCGGTCGTCTTGGAGACGAATTCGACGCCCGGGCGGACCTCGCAGTTTGCCGCCCTGAGATCCGTACCAAACCAGCTCACGACGAAGGATACATGTCCGACGTTCGGCAACTCTTCCTGCAACTGGTCGATCGCCACCTTCCAGTCGGTGCCGCCCTGGCCGGTATGGACGTTCTCGGCAATCGAACCGGCAATCCCGAATTTTAAATTGACGGGCTCTGGTGCGTAGACGAACTCGCCAGAACCAGGAATGAGAACGATGCTCTTGATGGACTCGTTGAAGTCGTCAACCGCGCGGTGGACCTCGAATGAGAACTGCGGAATGCGGTTGCCGAACTCGGCGAGCGGCAGTCGCTCGAAGACGATGTAGGCCGTGCCGCGAAAAGCCGGAGTCGAATCGCTACCTTCAATAGATTCGATCAGCGAGTCTGGCGCCTGCCCTTCGCCGCCTTTACGCAACCTGTGCGGATAACCTGACAGATCGAGTTCGGCGCCGTCGGCCCAAACCCGGCCGAGCCCCGAGATTTGACCTTCGCAGATCGCGATCGCGACATTGGCATAGTAACGGTATTCCACCCGCTCCGAACTTGGGGCGCCGCTTGAGCCGCCAAGGCCCTTGCCGCTGCCGCCGCCATCGGTCGTGCGGATAATTTCTTCCTCGAAGTCGGTTGCCCAGATCACCTGGCCACCCAGGCGCACGCGGCCAAAGACGCGCGGGATCGGGGAACCCTCGCTAGATGCCGTGACATGCAGATCGCGAAGCCGCGGGCCTTCCACTGTGCGCGTTTCGCCGGAGGTCCCGAACAACGCCTGATCCACGTAGGACCCTGCCAGTGCACCGATCTGCGCGCCGATTGCCGCCCCGGAGATCGTGGCTCCAAGTACGCTTATGCCGGTGGGGAGCAATGCGCTTCCTACGGCCGCTCCCGCCACCGATAAGGCCAGTGTCGCCATCAGACCGTCACTCCTGGATACCGGAACGCACCGGCCACCCGGCGGCGCCACCAATTCGTCAACGAAACTTCCGAAACCGGCGCGCCCTCTATCGCGTGAACAAACCGGTCTGGTTCGGTGAGGATGCCGCAGTGCTTCGCTGGAAGCCGTTCGCGATAGCGGAACACCAAGACGTCACCGGGGGCTAGCTCGTTACGCGCCACTTCATGGAAGTGCCGGCGAGCAGCTTCGAGCAAGGTTTCATCCCCAGCTGCCGACCAATCCCTCGTGTACGCTGACATTCGCTCCGGCTCGGTTCCATAAAGCTCACGCCAGACGCCGCGGACCAGGCCGAGGCAGTCGGTGCCGGTTCCGCGCAGGCTCGCTTGATGGTGGTAGGGGGTGCCGATCCATTCGCGAGCGATCGCCACGACTTCCCCGCCGCACAGATGGCGCGGCAAGTCCCGGACGTTGATCATTGTGGAGTAGCTTTCGGTTGCTGCCGGCTGTTGTTCGTTCAGCGCCGCGTGCCGGGCCGCGTGGCGTGGGACGCCAGAAAATCGTTCCCGGGGATGTGAGGGAACCCGCGAAAATTGACCGCGTTGGAGAACTTCTTCCGACAGGTCGCAATCGTCTTGTCGCAGCCCGCCTGGATGTCGAATGTTGTTCCTGGCGTGAGAGGTTCGCGCACCGGCTCCCAGCATTCGACCGTGACAACGCCATTGCGCTTCGAGTGCGATTTGACCTCAAGTTTCTGGCCGATTGCCGGCCCGCTGGTAAACTCAACCAGTCCGCGGCTGAAGAAATCGCTGGCGAAGGCGTTAATGCCGTCGGCGGTGAAGTTGCGCGAAGAGATGAACTCGAACGCTGTGCCGCTGCCAAGGTAGGCGGCCTGGTTCAAGTCGATCTTGCAGCGATTGTCGCCGAGATCCGCATCGCAAGTGTACTGGTAAAGCCTGCCCTTGGGCTGCTGCAGGTAGTGGGCCAGCCCGCGGACTTCCGCCTTGAAAATCGTTCCGGCCCGGCTCACCTCGCCGAGACTTCCGGTGCGCATCAAAATCCGGTTTGCCGGCTCCGACCAATCGACGCGGAAGATCTCGACGGCGGCGTCGTCATAGAAGCCGGCTGCGAGATCGGCTTCGGCGAGTTTCTCCGACGAGAGAGCTCCGGTCACCTCGAGGTTGTCGACCCCGAGGCCGACGCTTTCGTTGATCTCGCTTGCGGTAAATCCAGCGGCCGCTTCGAAACTGGTGTTGTCGAAGACGATATCCCGGTCATGGTCGGTAAACCCCATCGCAACGCCGTCCCGCCGGGTGACGCGCCAACACCAGCAAAGTGTCGTAACGCCGCTGTCGAGGCTCGCGCGCAGGCCTGCAGGGATATCCTTCATAGGCGTATCTCGACGATCGGAATTGAAGGAATTGCGCCCGCACGGAAGCCCTGGATGTTGATTTCCAGCATGTCTGTGTCGAAGCGCACCGGCACGTCGAATTCGAATCCTGCCGTAACACTCGCGCCGATTGCGGGAACGCGCGCCGGCTGAAAGACGATCGACCCGGTCACGGCGTCGGTGATGAAGTCGGATGCTTCGATCTGCTCGACACCGTCGACGGCCACCTTTATGGAACCAACGACAGGTTTCCTGATGCGGCGTGTCCAGGGCGCATAGGTGCTGCCGTATGTCTTCACCAGATCGAACGATACCGTCGCCGCATCGCCAGTGCCGATCACCTGATCCAGCGCGCCCGTCAGATGGCCCGGCTCGCACGACTTCCAATCGGTGTGGTCGCGCCAGCGAAATCCAAACAATCGGCCCCTGCGCTCTTCGAAGAACTCGATGACCTGATGCAGGTCGTCGAGGGAGCGCACGCCGTAACCTGCGTTGTAGCTGCGCCGGGAATCGGCCCATCGGCTATTGCGCTGTTCGTAACCCGAGCCGAGGACCACCACATCGGTGCGCCGTTCCGGTCCGCCTTGCGCGCCGAGCGATATCCCGATTGGGAATCGCACATCATGAAACGCCATCAGGAGTTCTCCTCATTCGCGACCTTCCGCTCAAAGGTTTCTCTGACCGAGTGAGACCGCGCGGCTCAGCATTGCGGCAACCTGCGTTTCGGATCGGCGGAAGCTTGCTGCGTCCGGCGTCGAAACGTTGAATGTCACATTCACCCCTCCGCCGGCCGACTGCGCCGCCACGCCGAGACGTCCATCTGGACCGCGCGCCAACGGAAGGATTGCTTCTGCGCCGCGTTCACCAGCCAGGCCGACGCCGCCGCCGGTTAGCGGAAAGCGGGCCGGGCTTGAGATGATGCCACCATGGGCGAACGGCACCGGCAGCGGGCTCGCCGCGACGCCTCCACCGCCAACGCCGCCGGCGAACAAGCCCGATAGAAGATTTCCGAATCCCTGCTCCAATGGCTTGAAGGCGGCCTTCAAAGCGATCTTTGACAGGTCGAGTCCCAAGCTTCGGAATACCTCACCCAAGCTCTTGCCCTTGATCGCGATCCCGTCGAATGCACTCGACATGGCGCTTGAGAATTGGCGGCCCAGGCTTGAAGCCGTCGACAGTTCCTTTTGCAGGGCCGATGTGTCTGCGTCGACGACGACGGTCCATGTCTCTATCGAGGTGTCAAATTCGTCCATTGTCTACTCCTGGTCGGGGAAGCGCTGCATCAGGCTCTCGAAGTCGTTGCGCATGATTGGGGTTACCGGGCCGTCGAGCCCCAAGCGCCCGCGTAAAGCGGCTGCGAGTTCGCGCGGTGTCATTGCCCAGAAATCTGACGGCGACATGCCAAGCAGGCCGAGGCCTGCGGCGATCACGTCGTCCCAGGGAAAGGGCCGGGAGACGCGCTTTCCCCCGCTTCTACAGAAGTGATGTGCTGTCCGGCATCGCCGGCGGAAAACGTTGCGCGCAGCAGCCTCGCGACGATGTCGACGTAGCCGGCCGCACCGTTGTCTGCCCGCATCTCGGCGACCGCTTCGTCGTCAATTGCATGCCCGCCGCCGCGAAGTCCTGCTGCAATGATTTTCATCGCGTCGCGGGAGCGTATGCGACCCTCTTCGAAACGCCGGGCGAGCGCCACCATGTCGTCGGCACCGAAGGCGTCCTCCAGTTCAGCGAGCGCGCCGAGCGTCAGGCAAAGCCGATAGGACTTCCCGTCGAGGCGCGCCTCGATCTCACCGCGGTGGCGGTTGGCCATTGCACGCTCCTCAAACAGACGCGAAGATTATTTCGCCGGCGCTTTCAAGCGTCAGGTCGAAAGTGAGTTCGCCATCGTGGCGGCCTGCGAATTCAAGCGAGGTCACTTGGAACGGCCCCGTCGCGGTTCCGAAATCCGGTATTGCGACCTGCCAGGCACGCACGGTTCCGTTGAAGAAATACCCGCGAACCGTTTCATCTGACGCTGCATCCTTGAAAATTCCGGCGCCAGACAGGCGTGCACTCTTGATGCCGCCACCGTCGAGAAGTTCGCGCCACTCTCCGGCCGATTCCTGGTGAGTGATGTCAATCGATTCCGAGTTGAACGACAAGGTTCGGGTTCTCAGTCCCGCGACCGTCGTGAAATTGCCCAGGCCGTCGCTATCGACCTTGAGTAGAAGATCCTTGCCCTTCTGCGCCGCCATGATTCAGTGGCTCCTTTCTATCGCTTGGATTGTTCAGGTTCGTCATGCGTGCCGGGGGCCGGCATATCTTGATGAGCCCGTCTTGGTCATGCGACCGGTTCGGTTACTGCCCGATAGCGGAGGATGCCCCGATAAGTTTCGCCGTCGATTTCGCGGCGGCTTTCGGAGAACTCGTGCCGCAAGTTGACGAGTTGGTGTCCGTCGAGAGCGAGGCTTGCGTCATGGAGAGCGTCTTCCATCAGCCCCATCGCTTCCTCGACTTCACGCCGCCCGTTTTCGCGGGACCAGATGTGCAGCGTAAATATATGCTCGTGTCCCGGCTCGCCGCCGGTCGACCAGTCGCGCACCTGCGACTGACCGAACGTCACGTAGGGGAAGTCGGCATCGCGCGGCACGTCGTCGTAGATGCGGCCCGATCCGATCAGAGCCGTCAGCGGTGCTGCACCGGAAAGCGTTGCGAACACTGCTTTCTGGAGCGCCCATTGCGCACTCGTCATGTTGGTTCCTCCTTATCCCGGGCGCACTCGAAAGATCTTCCTCGACCTGCGTCGCTGTGGCTGCGCGTTCCCCGTCAAATCGACACGCTCGCGGTCCGCGCGCAGCAGCAAGGATTGCTGTCCCCTCGCCAACAACCTGTCGCGCAATCTGGCCACGTTCGCGCTGCCGAGCCGCGAGTTCATTCCTTTGATGCGGGTGGCAATCCTCACAGGTCGCGCTCCTCGATCAGGCAGCGCAGGAAACGGCGGCGCTCGTCGATGTCGAAGACCGCCTTGATATCGAACAGCCGGGTGCCGAGGCGCATGCGCAATTCGGGGCCGAGATCGCTGCGGTAGCGCAGAACCGCTTCGTGGCTGACGCTACCGGCTACCGCGTCGGCCTCGGTGCGTTCGGCTCCACTCAACGGTCTGAGCCTTGCCCAGACCTGCGCGACTTCAATCCAGCTTTCGATGGCGCCGCCACCACCGTCACCGACGCGCACGGGCTCCTCGATCGCGATCCGCTGGCGCAGATCTCCGATCCTGATTTCCGAAAAATCGTTCATATCCGCGCCTGCCGGTAAGGCTTCAGGAGACGCGAAACGGCAGCGGGAATGGCAACATCCGGCGTCCCGATCTCAACGGGATCGCGGTGCTCGTACCAATGCGCTATCAGCAACAACAGCGCCTGGCGGATGGGAGCGGGGACTTCCGCGGCATTGCCGCCGTAGCCGGCGACAAAGGCGATCTCGATGCCGTTGGCGGCACGACCCGGCTGCGGCAGGCCGCCGCCTTCTGCCACGATGCGGCCGGGATTGGACACGGCATCGACAACGTATCTATCCGTGCCGACGAGCGCGGATGCACCTGCTGCGTCGTAGATCCTTATCTCGGTCACCGATTGAAGCGGGCGCAAGGGGATGCGCACCTGTTGTCCCTTCGGCCAGTTATCGAGCAGCAGCTTCCAGGATTGCGTTACGAGCGCAAGTCCGAGTGCGGCTTCGATATGCAGGCGCGATGTCAGGATCAGGCTCGATATCAGCGCATCTTCGCTGGTGCCGTCGACGCGCATGTGGTCCTTGGCTTCGGCAAGCGATATCGGCTCGACGGTCGGTCCGGAAATTTGTTGCAGTGCCATCGAGCCCACCTCACTTTGATTTTGACGGATTGATTTCGCGGGGAATCGTGAAGCCAAAAGCTGAAACGGCGCCGGCCCATCTCGCGAAAGGGGCACAGCGCCGTTTCAGAGTTGCGCGCACGTGGGAGGAGAAGCGTGCGCGGTTGGCAATGCAGGGCGGCGGAATTGCACCGGCCGCCCCTGGTTGTGTCACCGCTCCCGATCGAAGCGGATTAAATGCCGAACTTGAGAAGCTTGATCGCTTCGAAGTCCTGGATGCCGCCGCCGACGCGCTTGGTCGTGTAGAACAGCACGTAGGGCTTGGCAGAGTAGGGATCGCGCAGCACGCGGATGCCGACACGGTCGACGATGAGATAGCCGCGACGGAAATCGCCGAAGGCCACCGAATGGCTGTTGGCGGCGATGTCGGGCATGTCCTCGGATTCGGCGACGGGGAAGCCCATCAGCGTCGAGGGTTCGCCCGGGCGGGCTGCCGGCTGCCACAGGTAGCTGCCGTCGGCGTCCTTCATCTTGCGGATCTCGGCCTGGGTCGAGCGGTTCATGACGAAGTGGGCATTGCCGCGGTAGCCGGAACGGACCGAGTAGATCAGATCGACGAGGACGTCGCTCGGGTCGGCGGCCGGGAAGGCGCCTGCCACGCCGGTCGCGACCGTTCCGACATTGCCCCAGGTCCAAGAGGCGTTATCGACGGTTGTGTAGTCAAGAAACCCCTTCGGCTTGTTGACGCCATCGCCGACAACGAAGGCGGTGCCTTCCTGTTCGGCAAACGCGATGCGGACTTCCTCGGCGAGCCACTCGTCGATGTTGACGGCCGAGTCATCAAGCAGGCTCGCGGTCGCCGCCGGCATGGCGTAGAGTTCCATCGTCGGGAACGAGAGTTCGGCCAGCGTCGGCGTGTTGGTCTGGGTGCGCGGGGCCGTCTCGCCGACCCAGCCGGTTTCTGGACCGGTGATCGCGAATGGCCGCTTGTAGACCGACCCTGAGACCTGCCGGATTCCCGCAATCGCGCGGATCGGGGAGATGTCCTTCAGCGCGCGGTTGACGGTGGCTTCGGTTTCGTCGGGGATCAGATAACCGCCGTCAGGATCGGAGCCGACGGACAGCGCCTTGCCTTCCAGTTCGCGAAGCGCGCCGGTCTCGCCACTCCTGACATAGCGGTGGAACGCCGACTTGTGCTGCATCTGGTTTGTCGAGGTTTTGCGCTCGGTACCGTCGTGGCCCATCGGGGGGCGCGCCGCCTTGACTGACAGTTCGTCGACGCGGCGCTTGTTGGCGTCGAGCGCGCGGTTGATGCGCTCCAGTTTGTCGCTTGTCAGCACGTCGACCGACATGCGCTGTTCCATTTCCTGCAGGCGCACCTCGTTCTCGGCCTTGAAAGCCTCGAAGGCGGTCATGAATTCGTCGAAGGCCATGGCAACATCGTTGCCGGTCGCCTTCGTTTCCAGTGCCGGATCGGTCATCGCTTCAGTCCTTTCCATCTTTGCATCATCCTCGTCTCGTTTCGGGGTCAGTTCAGGAGCTGCCTTGCGGCCTCCCGCATGCGGCGTGCGAGCGGTATTCGCCCGCGCACCGCCAGGTTGCCGGCAGCGCCGGTTCCTTCGTCGAGCCGGGCTCGCGCCAGCGGCTGCATCGGGAAGGTCACGATGGAGACTTCCCACAGGTCGATTTCGATTAGCTGGCGCGTTTTTCTTGCGCGGTCGGTTTTGGCTTTCAGCGCGCGAAAGCCGATCGACAAGCCGTCGATGGCGCCGGCCCGCAGAAGCGAAGCGATTTCGGCTGCACGCGCCGATCCGGGCGCCAGCGAACCTTCGACATAGAGCCCGCGGGCGTCTTCGCGCGCCACGTCCCAGATACCGATCGGTTGGCCGGGGTCGTGCTGGAACAGCATGCGGATGTTGCGCGCACCTCGGCGTGCCAGGCTTCTGGCAAAGGCACCCGGCGCGACGACGTCGCGGCTATCGTCGATGAGCCCGAAGACGCTCGCGTAACC